GGGACGACTCGACGCAAAGCCGCAGCAGTCCACGCCTTACGCCCTGTGGGAAGACATTAACGCTGCGATTGCGCCACATCTTGCCAAGCATGGGTTTGCCCTGTCGTTCAGAACCGGGACCAGCCCAGAAGGCAAGATTACTGTGACCGGCGTTCTGAGCCACCGTGAGGGCCACCGGGAAGAAACGACGATCACCCTGATGCACGACTCGTCAGGGTCAAAAAATAGCGTTCAGGCCGTTGGATCTTCGATCAGCTACGGGAAGCGATACACGGCTGGACTGCTTCTCAACATCACCAGCCGCGCGCCGAGCGACGCCGACGACGATGGTGTGAAGGCTGGCGCACTTGGGACCATCAGCGACGAACAGCTTGGCGAATTGCGGGCGCTTCTGGTCCGCGTCGGCGGCGATGTTGCGGCCAACGAACGACGGTTCAACGAGTATTTCAAGATCGAGGGCGTTGCTGATTTGCCGGCCAAGGATTTTGACCGGGCTAAAAAGGCGTTACTGGCCAAAGCAGGGGCGAAGAATGGTTGAGATTATTGACGTGCCCCAGAACAGCGAGGAATGGCTTCGAGCCCGCCTTGGCCTCCCGACTGCCAGCTCATTCGCGACCATCATGGCGAAGGGGAAAGGCGGCGCTGAGAGCCTGACCCGCAAGAAATACCTCTACCAGCTTGCAGGGGAACGGATCACCGGGGAGCCAGCCGAGAACTTCACGACGCCGCACATGCAGCGCGGTCACGCAATGGAGGACGAAGCCCGCAAGTTCTATTCGTTTATGACGGACGAAGAACCGCAACTTGTCGGCTTTATCCGTAACGGCAAATCAGGATGCAGCCCCGACGCCCTGCTTGGCGACGCTGGCGTTCTGGAAATTAAGACGAAGCAACCGAACGTGCTTATTGAGGCCATATTGCGCGATGACTTCCCGCCGGAACACAAGGCGCAATGCCAAGGCATTCTTTGGGTTGCCGAGCGCGAATGGTGCGACCTGTTTGCCTATTGGCCGAAAATGCCGCCGTTCATCTGGCGAGCGAAGCGAGACGAAGAGTATATCTCAAATCTCGCCGGAGAAGTTGCGCGGTTCAATGATGAACTTGACGCGCTTGTTGAGACAATCACCAAAATAGGGAATGCAGCATAATGGCCGGATCAGTTAATAAAGTCATTCTCATCGGAACTATTGGCCGTGACCCAGAAGTTCGCACATTCCAGAACGGCGACCGCGTTGTGTCGTTTTCGCTGGCAACAAGCGAGTCTTGGCGCGACAAGAACACCGGGGAGCGCAAGGATCGCACAGAGTGGCACAATATCCAGATTTTCAACGACAACCTTGGGAAGATTGCGGAGCAGTATTGCCGCAAGGGCTCCAAGGTCTACGTCGAGGGCCAGCTTCAGACGCGCGAATATACCGACAAGGACGGCAACCAGCGCAAAGTCACAGAAGTTGTTTTGCCGCGCTACCGTGGGGAAATTACCCTGCTTGATAACAATCGCCACGACGGAGAAAAGCGCGAAGAACGACAACCGGCGCAGCAGCAAGGGAATCGCCTGTCAAACGATTTAGACGGAGAAATCCCATTCGCTCCCGAGTGGCGCTGATATGGCGCACGACAACCTCTGCGAAAATTTCAGGATTGCCGCCAAGGACTTCTGCGAGAAGGAGGCGGCGGCAAACCTCCTGGAGTCAACCAAAAGCTCTGTCCTCGCGCAGCTAATGACGCGACATGCCGACATGCCCGTAAACCGCGCCGAGCAGATCGTTAAGGCAGGGGAAGACTGGCAAGCGTTTATCGCCAGCATGGTCGAGGCGAGGAAGGTCGCCAACGTCGCGAAGTTGAAGTTGGAGTATATCCGCATGTTGTTCAGCGAGCGTCAGTCGCAGGAAGCTAACGCAAGAGCGGAACGGAGAATGTGATGGCTGACTGGCAACCGATAGAGACGGCGCCGAAGGATGGGACAGAAATTGACCTTTGGGTGAAAGCCCCGCCAACGCAGCTATCAGGAGGAAGCTATGGCCGCGTTCCTGATTGCTGGTTTGCGTTTGACGAGTGGCGAACATGGGACGTTTTCGAGGGCGAGACCGTAACCGTCAACAACGTCACGCATTGGATGCCCCGCCCTGAGCCGCCGAATGGCGAGGCGTGAGTTTCCAACCAAGGTCCGCGTCGCCGTCATAAAGCGCGCCACCAAGGAAGGCGTGATTTTTTGCGAACGCTGCGGATCGCTGGCTAAAAAATTCCAGATTGACCACATCATCGCAGACGCTCTTGGTGGCGAGCC